ATTTGCTTTATTTGTTATAATGTTAACGCTTCTACCATCTATGGGAGCAATATTATAATCTGATGAGTTTCTAGGTAAAGAGAATTCTATGGTAAATGTGAATTGATACCCTTGAGCACCAATTCTTCCTTTGGATTTTTCTTCAGCATCCGCTTTAGTTACACCTTTAGATTGGCAACGAACACGCGCCGTTATCTTACATGCATCCTCAAATTTAGGAACAAGAGGCATTCCTATTTTGCGAAGTCTTTCGTTAATACCAAGTGGGTCTCTATTACCTAACAGATAAAATCCGTGAGTGCCAACATTAATGTAATAAGTTTTCTTCAGATTATAATACTTCGACATAGAATCTGAAGGAAGAACCAGTTTAATGTCTGGACAAGTTTTCAAATCAAAATCATAACGCTCTCGCAGTGGTACTTTCAACATTTCTCTTTCCCATTGCTGAGAACGGTCTGATATGTTGTAAATCGGTGTTTCCCATTTTCTGTTGATTTGGTCCAGCACACCTGAAGATTTTGCTAAATCAGCTAAAAACTTTTTCTCTGTCTCATCGTGGTCAATTTCACCAAATCTCCAATGAGGTTTAGAATTTGCATATGCCTTAATAACTAAACTACCACCGGCAGTTGGTGAAATTTTTAACTCACAGCCTGCTTCCTGACCACGAACCGTTAGCATAATATCTGGACGGTCGTGTGAGGCGCCAGCAAACTTACCATCAGACAAACCAAAAGGTTTCAGAAAATTGATAGCGTTTTTTTCGTATTCAAATCCTTGCTGTGCGGCCATAAAATCTCCAAATTATTGGATATTTATACTCTCACACCTGCAAACTTGGAGTTGAATTTACGCTCACGGTTTCCAAAAGTATTCAATGGTTTATCATCCTGTACTTGACCAGAATCAACAATCTTCTGTGCCGCATCTTCTACATCATACAGTCTCATTTTAGCCCTGTCAACCCCAATCACAAACTTTTTATTGGAACTAGGGTCATTATAACGGTTTTTCAACTGTTTGACCATAATCTGATTCAATTGCTCAAGTTCTTCAGTGTTAATCAAAGCAAACATAAAGTCTGCCGTTGCTGGTAAACCGAAGGATTCACTAGTGTCTGTCAAATCCACATCGGAATTACTGTATCCTGAGCGAGTTGTTTGTGTAGCTGACACAATCGGCACATTAAACTCAACTGCGAGGCCACGGAGTTCCTCAGCGATTGCTTTGATGTATGTGTAACTGTTGACATTAGAACCTGGCTTGAGTCTTGAGGAGCAACAGATATTCAGATAGTCGATAAAAATGATTTTCGGCCTAAAACTCTTTTTCAACTGTAATTCATTTAACAACGAACGAAAGTGCATCGAACCGGCTGAAGCGGTTGGATATTCTTTAATGATAAGTCTGCCGTGAGTCTTGTTCTGTAAGGATTGAAACTTTTTGGTGTATTCGTCCTTGGATATAATATGTAAATCATCAAGGCGAATATTAAGAAGATTCGCATCTATTCTCTCCGCAATTTTTTCTTCAGCCATTTCCATAGTGATGTAGAGAACATCATAACCCTGTGAAATGCAGCCAGCGGCAACATGACACATAAAGAGAGACTTACCAACACCAGTGCCAGCCAAGGCAATATTAAGAGTTTTGTTAGGAAGACCACCTTTTGTAATTTTATTGAAGAAATCAAGGTCGAAGGGAATCTTTTCTTCTTTTCTATGGTAGAAATCATATCGGCTTTCATAATCGCTTATGTAATCATGACCAACGTTTCTGTCAAAAGAAACGCCTAGTGCATCAGACAAAATCTTTGGAATTTCACCTTTTGCTTTGTTGGTTTTCGAATCAAGAATTTGAACAGCATCCATAATTGCGTTATAGATTGCCTTGTCTTGACAAAACTTTTCAGTTTGTTCCGTTAGCCATTGCTGTTCTGTTGGTTCGTCTTTGTTTTTATGAAGTTGATTCAGAATTTCAATGGAGCCGCGAACCTGTTCTTCAGTCAGCGTTTTACTTTCAGTGAAATTAATCACCAATGCTTCATGTGTTGGTAGATTCTTATATTTCTCCACAAACTCTTTGATTTCACCGAAAACAATCTTCTCAGTATTATCCGAGAAGTATTCGGGTTGAATGAAGGGCATCACCTTTCGAGTGTATTCCTCATTATAAATCAGATTCTTCAGAATAGAGTGTTCTAGACGGTTCAATTTCGGTTTCCGTTAAAATTAGTTCAGTAAGAATGTCACCCATGAGTGTAACAAATTTTTCATCTTTTTCCAATAGATGGCGATTAAATTCGCCTGCTTGGACAATTTGATAGCCGAACTTCAGTCTGGCACCTAGGCCTTCTTCGTTCAGTCCTGCGTATGTGTAATAATATACGACACCGGCATATTCTCCTTTGCGAAGAACTATGCCAGTTAAATTCGTATCTGCAAAATTATAAAACTGAAAATCTTCACCGATTTTAAACTTCTTCGACTTGAACTTCTTCAGTATTTTGTCCCATAATGTTACCAAAAGCGACTTCATATTTTTCTTTCACAAATTGCTTGAAAGATTCATCGGAAAGAATATCATTCCAGAATGATTCTTGTTGCGTGTCTGCAAGGCGTTTCTTATCACCAAGTTCACCAGTATCTTTGTTTACTTTCGAATACCAACCATTGCTAGGCTTGATAACGTGTCCGGATTCCAAAGCAACATCAAGTAAGCCAGACCACTTGTTAATACCACCATCAAAAGATACATTGACAGGTATTTTAGATTTTTCTTTGACATATCGTGATTTCTCTACATTGATAATAAAATTATAACCAGTAATTTCTGTGCCATCTTTTTCTTGCTGGCGACCAAGAATAAAAATATTATCTGCTGAGTAGTAAGAACCAGTGCCACCGCCAACAATATCTTTTGGATAGAGACCAATTTCTTTATAGGTGTGATTCACAACTACCATTGGAATATCTTTTAGTGTCAAATGAGGTGTAACCATACGGAACAAACTCTTGACCTGTTTTGCTCGGCTCATATCCGCAACAGACTTTTGGTCCAGTGCGTCTTCAACTTCTTTCTTTGAAGCAAGATTACCAATAGAATCAATAACAATCATAACACGTTCACCGCGTTCGATGTTTTGCAATTGATTCATAATATCGAACTTTAATTGCTCAATGTCGGTAATAGGAGTATGTAAAACCCTATCTGTATCAATCCCAAAAGTATCAAAGTAAGATTGCGGCGTACCGAATTCAGAATCGTAGAAAAGAAGGACTGCTTCATTGTATTTTTCCATATAAGATTTGGCCATCAATAAAGAAAATGCTGTCTTAAAATGCTTGGACGGACCTGCCCACATTGTAAGACCTGGCGTAAGGCCGCCATCAAGGCGACCAGACAACGCAACATTCACCATAGGAATATATGTTGAAATCATATCCTTTTCGGTGAAAAATTTAGATTTAGATAGAATAGCGGCATCTTTAATTGTACTATTCTTTTTAATTTTATCCAACAAACTCATAATTATTCCTTAAAAAAATGCATCTAGCGAATTAGTTTTTTCTGGTTTCCAACCAATACAATCTAAAATGATTTTAATTGGGTCCAAAAATGTCTTTTCGAATTGTAAATCATAATCGATGTACTTGTCAAGATTCATTTCTGGCGGCAAACGAGAAGGGTACGAAATTACCGTATCATTGATAGGATTTGGTTGCTTCAAGTAGGTGAATTTTAGTTTCTCACCCTCTTGGATTTTAGGATATTTCTTATCAAGACTTAACTTGTTAAGATAATAATTGTAAAGCAAAGCACCCTTCACATGAATTGGTGTTCCTTTAGTATATATCTGGCCCTTGTCTGAATATGTTTTCAAACCATTGACTGAACGAGGAAAAGATATTTCTTCAGGAGGTAAAGATTTGAATTCATTTCTAAAGTCCTCAATAAACTTCTGAATTGTATTCTCATCCGATGTAACAACTAGGCGAATCACTTCTTTCATTTTATCTCTGACGGCAGCAGGTGTTGAGGACTTGACCATTTCAAGACCCATCACCTTCAAGTCAGGCTCTGCATACTGCACACCTTCATTGTTATACACTTGAAGAATATAACGCTTCTTAGCAGTCCAGATACCTTTATCAGACAAGCCTTCACGTTTCATCTGCATCTTTTGTGCATAAGCATTTACATACGTAGCAAGCTCTTGATAACTTTTATCAATGAACGGTTGTATTTTATCCTCACAGACTCTATCCATGAATTCGATAACTTTGTTTTTGGGGAGCGATACCACATCTCCCGCACCGTACACTTTATTAACAAGTGAACCAAGACGTAGGTAAATCGAATCCGTATCTGATGCAATGATATAATCTTCATTTTCGGTACTCAATAATTTGTTCATGTATTCGTTAACTTTATTTTCAATCCAACGAATCGACAATTGACCGGCAAGAGTAACAGCAACAGCAATTCTCAAATCATAGAATCTGAAATATTGTGAACCCATCGCACCATAAGCTGAATTCAAGGATACTTTTTTAGCAAGTTGAAGGTTGTTATAACGCGCAATCTTCTTCGACAGTTCTAATTTCTTTCGACCATCAGTTTCTTTTTCGTATTCCTGTTTAGCTGAAATCATCAACTTCTTAAACTTCTTCCTGTCTTCATACATTTCTTCAAGCATTTTAGGCACAAAGCCATGAATATCTTTACGGAAGAATTGTCCATTAGGAGTTAGAGTTACATCACCAATGTTTGATAGGTCAATTTTTTTATAAAGAAGCTTTTCAACATCTACACCATTAGAAATAACTTTTCGCATTTCTGGTGTGTAATCAGAAACCTCAATCAAAGTTTCAGGTGAAATATTATACTGCATCATCAAGTGAGGATACAGACTGTTCAAGTCAAACGATGCAACCCAATCATGCAGACCAATTTGTGGCTCTTTAACATAAGCACCTTCAAATCTTTCGTTCTTTGATGCGCTGCCTTTTGGTGGCACAATAATGTTTTGTGCAAGTAGATAACTGTAAATCAGTGCATCCCACATTCTAGTTTGTGCAAACACATCTTCGAAATTGGATTTCGTATCATAAGCAAGAGTAAGCGCCAGTTCAATAAGCTTCAACTTATCTTCAAGTTCTTCAATCAGCCTCGCGTCAACAATGTTATATTCAATAAACTTTTGGTAGTTTAGTTTGTATAGTTGATGCAGAGTGTCAAACTCATCATAAGACAGTTTGCTCTTACCAAGTTCTACGTTTGCGATATTGTCCAGACGATATGACTCTTGCGATTTACCACCAGGCGCATACCACTTGTACAACTCAATGTAGTCTAAGCATGAGACACCTTTCAATTCGTAAGCAGTCATATCACGACCATTTACAACAGCTTTTCTTTCACCGATATAATTCCAAGGCGAAAGCTTGCGTGTTTCGTCTTCACCAAGAATTTTATTCAGTCGATTAACGAGATATGGAATATCGAAGAACTTGATATTCCAGCCAGTCAATACATCAGGTGTATCATGAAACCAATCTTCTAAGAAACGCTTACAAAGATGATACTCATCACGGCATTTGTGGTAAGTAACATCATCTTCATAGTTGTTGAAATCACCGCAACCATAAACAACCATTGCACCACCAAGTTTCTTGATGGCGATTGCTGTGATTGGTTCATTAGCCAAGTATGGGTCTGGGAAACCATTCTCTGAGCCAACCTCAATGTCGATGATTCCAATTGAAATGAGAGACTGGTCCCAATCAATCATGCCTTTGAATTCGTCAGCAATGAATGCATATTCATAACGTGTATTTCCATACACTTTAAAATTTTCTACATCTTCATACTTCTCAATGAATTCTTTGCAGTCACGAATAGAACCAGGGCAAATATCAGAAAGATACTCACCCTGAAGATTTTTCCACTGTGTAGGTTTATTCGTCGGCAAAAACAAAGTCGGAGAATAAGCAATCTTGTGCTTTACTCTCCGACCGTTTTCTACACCACGAAAAAGAATGTTGTTACCTACACAAATTGCATTTGTATAAAAGTCACTCATTTAAAATTTAGGAATAGTAGAAGCAATTTGAATACCAGAACCAAACATCTGATTATACTGATTTTCTAACTCGACAACAGGCGAAGATACACATAGAATGTCTGCTGGACTGATTCGAACACCGGTTTCAAACTCTTGAGAGAATTCTAAGAAAGGTACGAAACCAATCATAGGACCATCTTTAGTGAATTGAGTTGCCACTTGTACAGGCTTTTTGATTTTGTAATCACCTATTTCGCGCTCAACTGTGCCGAGAAGGGTGTGATTTGTTTTGAGTGTGATTAGTTGTAACATTATGCAGCCACCCTATAGTCTGCATCAAAGACCTTGAGTGTGACCCAACGCTTTGGGAACAACATCTCACGACCTTGAAAGTCGTTAATGTCACAATTGGGGTCATTGACAAGACCAACCAATTCAACTTTGTTGTCAAACTCCCTCAGAAAGAGGTCGTACTTGATTGCTTGCAAACCGCTCTTTTGAGCCAGTGAATAAGCTAATTTAGAAATTTCCGTTTTAGAGTTCAAGATTGCTCCATTGTTT